GGAGTCTGGGCCTGCGCCGCAGCGGCTATCGCCGCGGCCAGCGCTATCGCGATGATCAAGACCCGTGGGCCTTGTTGAATTCCTTGGCTTCCTGCCATAGGACTTATCCTTGTCGAGATTTCCTATTGGGGGAAAAGTGAGGAGGGCTAGGATCCACGCTATTCGCCGAATCACTGATGCTGGTGGGGCAGATCCGTGCTGCCTCGGCGCGAGGTTGTTACTTTTCTTCGGTCTGGAAGTGGTGCTTCTTGAGTTTGTTGAACCAAACGGCTTTGCGATGAGCCGACTGCCTGCGGTTCCTGTTCCCATGAGGAGCGGCCACCTCATAAGCGTACGGGGCTGGTATCAGCTCGAGCCTCAGGAACATGCGGAACCTGTCGAAGAACGCGGGCCGCGACTACCAATACCGCAAAGCGGAGATCCAGGGCAATGCAGGGTACGGCTATGGCTACGGGGGATCCTACGGAGGGGGTTCCGTCGCGGGAGCCACCACGAACACCTACCGTCAGGAGACGGCCGTCCTTCAGTCGAACGAACTGGCCGTCCTGACCGTGCTCGAGGAAAAAACCGCGGAGATCCGCAAGAAGATGACCCTCAAGTACCAGGTCGAGTTCTGAATCGGCTCCCTGGTTTGAGACGTGTGACGATTCTTGCCGCGTCTTATCCTGTAACGTGCTAGGCCGAGGTGCTTGCCACCGGTCCCGGATATCGAGTTCGGTGTCTCTGCCGCCAGCGTAGCATTGGGTTGATGTTGCACCTCCCAATCTTGCGTCAGGATCTTCGACGCCCAATCGGCCTGTGTTCGCCTCACCCGCCTCGTCAAGAAAGGTGCTCACCGCACACCAGATTGGGAGACTGCTACGGCTCGGTCACCGATAGGCCCATCGGCCGAATCCCCCCGATTTAGCTTCAGGCTGCGGGATTTGCACACGCATGTCGCTTTCTGCCGGTCTTTGGGAGCAGGTGGGTTGCGCCACTTAGATCCGCCCACTGCAGCACTTCATCAGCGCAATTGCGGCACCCAACAAATCGCCTAGACGAACGTCCATGCTTACCGCGTTTGGATCGGCACTAAAGAATGGCTTATCGCTGTAGAGGTGCGGCCCAGCGAGTCGCCTTGCTTTCCTCTTGCGCGCGTCGGTCCGACACACCAAAGCAATTTGGGGCGAAGCATCAGACGTGCCCTCACTTGGCAGTTCATGTACCTCCCGACGGCAGCTTGGCGGTGCGGACGGCTGAAATGGGTGCCGCGATTCGCCGCTCCATAGTCGGAGACATTCCCTGAGAAACGGAGACGGCTGAACCGCTCATTTCCAACCCGGAGCCGTAGTCGCCCCCATCCAGTTGCTTCCGACACTGGCATGGCCCGTGTTGGATTTTTCGGCTCTTTCTGTACGCTTGTCACCCTCGACTCGTGAACGGCTACCGATTACAAGATCAAGTGCAGGTCCCCGAACGGCACGACGCCAGGAGGGGGGTGCTTGATTGTGACCTTCCACGGGTGGGCCATGGGACGCTTTGCCCAGTATTCTGCCTGCCGCTCTTCTTCCTCCCGCTTGCGATCGACCTCGCAGCGGACCCAGTTGATGGCGATCGACCGCGGGTCAAAACCCATAGGTTGCCTCCTCTCGAAAAGTCATGCAAAGTGCGTCCGCATAGTCTGGACTGCGGCCCAGCCGCAACATCAGGTCTTCCTTGGTCTCCAGCTCGGACTTCTGTCCTTTGAGTCGATAGCGCAACTCGCCCAGCTCTTTGAACAGGGCTTGCACATGTGGGCCGTTGGGTATCGCGAACGGTTCCCTCTTGACCCCGTGGTCCCCTGTTGGGTCGAGGCGACGGGCCAGGGCCGCGGCACACGCGGTGCGAGCGTTGGTGTAGAATCGACCGCCAGGCTTGGAGCCGAAGTAAGGGATCAACCCGTAGGGATAGCGGCGTTCCAGTGCTTTCATGATGTCGCGACCGGTGTTTCCCGAACCGTCGAAGACGATGTTTTCCACGGACACACCATACTTATTTGCAAGCGCACATATCATATCGGCGGTCTGAATCTTCGACTCGAAAGCAGCGGCATCGATCTCGAGAATCCCGGCATTATCGCGCACGATGATGACGGACATCGACTTGCCGCAGCCCTCACCGATGTCGGAACCGAGAACAACCTTGCCCAGCGGCGCCCCACCACGAAGCCACGTCACCGCTTCCGCCGTCTCCCCCAAAAGCGCCAGATTGAGCCATTCCTGGCGAATGAGTGTGTCGTGACTGAGTTTGGGACGGATCGCCAGGACATGCGAGCGGTACCACGGCGAATCCCTCCCCGGGTCCCGACCTACGGCTTCAAGCCAGGTTCGATCGGCCATGCCCCACGGACTGCCGTCAAGATCGGCGTGAGGTGATGCGGTCGAGGGCACGTTGAAATGGCGACAGGAAACGCCTGGCGGTCGCCTGTCCAGCGCGTCCCTGTCTCCAGCGTCGCAGAGCTCGGCGAAGCGGCCGTCGGCTCGGATCGGGTTGCCACACGCCAGTAGCCTGGAAAACCCCAGGGAGTCGATCGCCTGCCAGGCCTCGGATTCCACGCCACTGGCCTCATCTACGATTACCAGCATCTTCGCGGCGTGATGGCCACTCGCTCGTTCAATCGTTGATGTCGAGAACCCGATGGCGCCCCAACCCGGTCGAATTGTCGCCGTCGCCGGACTCGACTTGATGCCTGGACTGATCGTCATGGGCAAGAGACCCGCCTTCCAGAACGGGCATCCTGCAACGGCCCGGCGAATTTCCTTCCAGAGAACCGAACCGATTTGAGTCTGTCCGGCGCCGCAGACATAAACCAGACTGTTCTTGCGGGTCCACAGGAACCAGGGGACCAGACCGCCGATCAGGAATCCCTTGCCGAGCATGTTGCCCGTTTCAACCGCCGTGATCCTGTAGTCGACAACGGATTGCGCCCATTCCCGCTGAGCACGCCAGAACGGGGAACGGTACAAGACCGCCTCGTTGAAGTAGCAGGGATCATTCCTCGACCGTTCCAGGCGATCCAGCAGCTTTGCTTTGGTCGACCCGGGCCGGAACGCTGTGTTCATCATCGCAAAGGGCCTCGAGTATAGAGTCGTCATCAACTTGCGGTTTGCGCTCGACCGGGCCGAAATAGCGATCGTCAAGGCGCAGCGTTATCGCGGCGTTGCCTGCTCGCGCATGCTTCCACATGAGCCCTCGGAGAGAGACTCTGCATTGCGACTGACCTAGCTGGTAAAGCGAAGCAAAACGCCTGCTGATCGTCGCTTGACCACACCCTACATAGATGGCGATGTCCTTCTGGGTGAGCCCCAGTTTTGCAAGTTTGCGGACCTCTTCAGGGTTGATTTTCTTTCTTGGGCGTCCCATCGTCGGACCTCTTCTTTGGTTGCCAGTCTTGCGGCAGTAGACCCATCGCCTTCATGGTGGCGATGAATCATGGGTATTTGGTCCAATCGTCTCCATCGAGAGTGCCGGCCCCGACATTTGCGGCGGGTTTCCTTTCATGCTCCGGGAGCAGCCAGCTCAAGGGCGGCCTGGCGCACGGCCTTGGCGGCCTGGCGACGCGAACGGCTGGCGATGGCCTGGGGCTTTTGCTCGCCATTGGCCGCGCGAGTCACAGCCTCAAGGAACCTGGCAAGGGCCTCGATCGACGTGCATCGCCGCGGACCTGCCAGAACACTCTCGAGAATGACGCCTCGCTTGCCGCGCCGCGTCCAGAGTCCAACGGTGAAGGGGTGGACCGTCCCGCCGTCCCGACCGGGAATCATCTGGGCCGCTTCGTCCAGGCCGATCAGCCTCTCGCTGCGAATGTCGATAGACATGAGCAAATCCTCGTAAAGATCGTCAATCAATCTCCTGTAACAGTCTATGACTACCACAGACGAGTGATTCAAATTAGTCCAGAAATGCCATTCTAAGAGCATGTCTCGCAATGGCTTGCGACTTTTAGGAAGCGCAATGGGAGAGCACCCCGAATTGGCCAACAAGAAAAGCGGGCCGCGGAGGGAGATTCTGGATTGCGACTGAGCTAGTTGGTAAATCGATCCAAAACGCCTGCTGACCGTCGCTTGACCACACCCCACATGGATGGCGATGTCCTTTTGGGCGGCGGACCGGTCGCTTGCTGGAGACGATAGGACGGCGATCGCAGCATCCAGCGAGTAAACTGGCCGCGCTCTTGCCAGAATGACCGATTGTTTTACCATGGGAGGGATCGGGGCGGGTCGAGTACCCGCCGGCAGAGCCTGACCCGAATTCGCCCTGACCGAGCCATGATGCCCAACGCCATTCTCTTGACCAGCCAGGTTCTGGCACTGATGACCATGTTTGGTATGTCCACGTGCGCCGCGGAACGCCGGATCGAGATACCCCTGGAGCAATCGGGAGGGCTGCCCGTTGCCGAAGTTGTCTCTGCTCTGGCCCAGGCCAGCGGCGTGACGATCGAGCGGCCGGCGGTAAACCTGACACTGCCGACCCGGGGCCTCGCCGGATCGCTGACCAAAACGCTTCTT